GAAGTTCTTATCAATAGCTTTGATTGCACCGTTGCTGGCATCAACAACCAGGAACAGGTAGGAAGCAGGACAAGTCTCAGCAGAAGTCACACCTACAAGGGTGTTCACGTTTGCACCAGTAGCTGCCTTAGTTTCAACAGCAGTTTCCAGAGACTGAATAGCAGTCTTGACAGACACGTCATCAGAGATGGTGGAACCAGTGAAGGTACCAAGGTTGGTAGCGTTCTGAGCAACACCGCTAAGGGTGTTCAGATCGCCTACAGCAGTGGTGAGAGAGGTAAGGGAGGTAGCGTTACCCTTCGACTCAACAGCCGTCTCCAGGGTCTGGAGAGCTTGCTTGATGGTTTGACTATCAGCAATCGTGGTGCCAGTGAAGGTACCCAGAGAGGTGCTGTCCTTAGCCAGACCAGACAACGTAGCCACATTATCAATGTGAGTTTCGTTGGCGTTGATCAGAGCAGTCAGAGATGCAGATGCAGAAGCATCATCATTCAGTGCAGCAGCCAGTTCATTAAGAGTATTGAGTGCATCAGGCGCACCATCAATAAGGTTAGAGACTTGAGTAGTAACATAAGCCTCAGTGGCATAACCACTAAACAGGTTTGCCTTAGTTACTTTCTTACTGGAGTAAGAAGAACCTCCGTCAGCAGTGTCTGCTACATAGACCAGATCATCTGCACCAACAGAAGTTAGCGCTGTAAGCGCGGAAAGCTTTGAAGAAGCCATATTATTCTAGAATTAAATGGTTTAAAAGAATCGATTCGAGATGTGCAACTCGTGCAGTAAGTGTGGCCAGATCATCCTGGTTAATGAGCCAAGCAGAACCATTGAATCTGTACTGCCTACCATTAGGATGGAAGACCACATCTCCATCCGATGGGTTGTTGGGAAAATCAAACATAGGTGGAGTGTATTAGTTTATTAGAGTTGAATCCACTGCTGTGAATTGCCATCATCGACATAGATCTTCAGCTTCAGTGCAGTCTTATCGAAGTACAGGTCACCATCAATTGGATTAGCAGGGATGACAGTAGGGATATTCAGAGTGTCGTCAGTGAGATTGGTGCGCTTAACAATAGCGTCACGCATCTGTTTAACAGTAGCGCCGAATGTGGATTGAGTATCCAGGACAGCTACAACTTTAGTTCCGTAAGCAGACATAATTAATCGAACGCATCAACAGCGTAGAATTGGACAATAACTGACTTGAGTTCATCAGACTTAGGAGACGACAGGGTTAAAGTCAGGACGTAGTAACCTGCAGCAGTAAAGGTGACAACAGTGTTCTTTGCATTAGGTGTTCCGAACAATGGAGGTGCTGGAGGATTACGTGTTTCCCATTGGTAACTTGCATCAGTGATAGCACCGTTGTGAGTCACTACAATAGGCAGCGGGTCATTGATTAGAACAGTCAATGCTGGTGCATTCTCTAAGTCATACTCAACGTCATTGACAGTCGCAGTGATCGGATCCCAATCAAGGTCATCAATCTGTTTAACTGAAGCAAAAGAGTTGACCTGATCAACAGGATCTACACCATTATCTCTAGCCTGTGTCTGGAATCTTACTTGACCATTCTCTTCACCAGCAGGGATCACAAAGTGAATAACCTGTGGTGTGTTGGTGTGGTTAGTCCAGGGACTGTTGTTCCAATCAGTGTCAGTAGCAGACTTGTGCTGTACACGGGAACGATAGACAACCTGGTCAGTACCACCAGCGTAGGTAGCACTGACACCAACAATGTCTTCACCAACAGCGTACACATTATCGTCAGACCAAGTTGCTTTCTGTGCAACTACCAGTTCATCCCAAGGATCAGGTCCAGGGACAGGCTCCCAAGGGTTCCCATCAGAGTCCACAACCTCAACGATCTCGACTCTTTTGAGGTAGGCACCAGCACTATCAGTATCAACACCGACCTCTTGAACAGAGCCGATTTGTAATCGTTTGAGGTATGCAGACATTTAGTTATCCAATAGAAGGAGCAGTAAGTGCAATAGGCTGTGACTCAGCAGCAGCCAGATCGAGTGGGAAGTTATGAGCATTACGCTCGTGCATCACTTCCATACCCAGACCAGCACGGTTCAGGATATCGGCCCAAGTATTAATGACTTGACCTTGAGGAGTGATGATTGATTGGTTGAAGTTAAAGCCATTCAGGTTGAATGCCATGGTGCTCACACCAAGTGCAGTGAACCAGATACCAACCACAGGCCAAGCAGCCAAGAAAAAGTGAAGGCTACGTGAGTTATTAAAAGACGCATACTGAAAGATCAAACGACCGAAGTAACCATGAGCGGCTACGATGTTATACGTCTCTTCTTCTTGCCCAAACTTATAGCCATAGTTCTGACTGACATCTTCAGTCGTCTCACGTACCAACGAACTGGTGACAAGAGAACCGTGCATTGCTGAGAAAAGACTCCCACCAAATACGCCGGCAACACCAAGCATATGAAAAGGGTGCATGAGAATATTATGTTCAGCTTGGAAGACGAACATGTAGTTGAAGGTGCCGCTGATTCCCAGAGGCATTGCATCAGAGAACGAGCCTTGGCCAAACGGATAGACAAGGAAGACCGCAGATGCTGCGGCAACAGGCGCTGAATATGCGACAAAGATCCACGGCCTCATTCCGAGTCGATAACTAAGTTCCCACTCTCGTCCCATGTAAGCGTAGATACCGATGAGGAAGTGGAATACCACGAGCTGGAAAGGTCCGCCGTTGTAGAGCCACTCATCGAGACTTGCGGCTTCCCAGATTGGGTAAAGGTGTAACCCGATTGCATTTGAGCTGGGAACGACTGCTCCCGAGATGATGTTGTTTCCGTACAGGAGTGAGCCTGCGACTGGTTCTCTAATGCCATCGATGTCAACTGGTGGTGCTGCAATGAATGCAACGATGAATGCGGTTGTAGCCACCAACAAGGTGGGAATCATAAGTACGCCGAAGTGTCCGACGTAAAGACGGTTGTCAGTGCTAGTCACCCAGTTGAGATACTTATCCCACAGTGATGACCGCTGCTGAATTGCAATAGTTGCGGTCATGTTTTTTATAAATTAGAAGAAGCCAGGAATCAATTGTCCAGTGCATGCGTATGCACCGATAGCCGCAATGACTCCTAGCATTGCCAAGCGGCCATTCAAGCGTTCAGCACGCTCGTTATGAGGAATGGAGTTTTCGTCGATATACATTTTAGGTTCAATAGCGTAGAGATTCAGGCGTCCGCCGTCTTCATTAATGGTGGTCATTTACCTTTAGTTTTTACACAGTTATTGACACGGGTACCAGCCTTGACTTTGGTACCACGCTTTGAATATCCTTTCCAGCACTTAGAGTCAAGGCGTGTTTTATTGGCAGGTTTCTTTTTCATATCAGAAGGTATATTTAACGCCTGCTTTCACAGACAATTTAACATCATTGAGATCCCAGTCATCACCGGAGTAAGCTTTGATCTCACTGTAAGCAGTGACATCCTCAGTCAGGGCAGTCTTGATACCAACTTTGCCACCGACTTGATGTTCCAATTCTTCAGCACCATCACGGCTTACGAAGCTAGGACCGCCTTGGACATAATAGCGAGAGGATTCTCCAAGCTCACCTTCCCAGCCATACTGGGTGTCAAAGCGAGTAGAGCTGTAGTCACCATCTTGGATCGAGGAGTTAGCCTCGACATTGACGAACTGACCAGCGAAAGCGGGAGAAGATGCCAGCAGGGTAGCGGCGGAGATAGCAATAAATTTCATTCTAAATAAGTGGATTACATATTGAGTTCAGATCGTGCGAGTGCATCAAACACATCTTGTCGGTATGCAGGATCGTTGTCATAACGAGGATCATCCATAGCAGCGACAAGCTCAGCCTGCGATCTGAAGACAGGAGCTGAGGCTTCTTGAGCAGCGGAACCTCGGTACATACGACCTTCGTATCCCTGCTGTTCTTGCTGGGTAGCCATTAAGCCAGCCACAGCAAGTTGGATAGTGGCAGGGTCACCACTATCAATAAGAGAATCAAAAGCTTGAACATATGTAGGATCTACATTTTCACTTGCCCATTGCATTAGATTCGTATAAGACTCCTGACCACCAGCGAAGTTTTGAATCTGATTAACTTCAGAGTCACTGAGATCACGAACAGGTTCGTCGTAATCACCATCGTCAAGGGTGCTCAGGTAAGCATCCACAAGATCCTGAGAACTCATGGATGCAAACTTTTGGTAGGTCTCATCAGACAGTTCACCATTCTCATCCCACTCAGCGGTGGCATCAAGAACGAATTGCTCTGATTCTGAATACTCTACTTCTTGGTTTTCTTCTTGGACTTCTTCTTCTTCTTGCAGCTGCTCACCTTCAGGTTCAGCTTGTTCGGCATTTGGGTTAC